ACACCCACGGACCTGCGCGGCGCCTCGCTCGAGTCGGGCCTGGTCGCTGCTATGGCAGTTGGTACATTGGCTGTCGAATGGGCCTGTCCAGAACATCTCCTCCGTCTCTCCGGCAGGGTGGCCGTTGGTGTGGTTGCACACCGTGGCGACCGTCACGTGGCCTCTGGCCTTGCACCTGCTGCACAGCGGCTCACGCTCCAACTGCGCCTTGCGCGTGCGTTGCCAGCGCGCGGTGCCATACAGGTGTGCGAAGGCGCTGCCGCCTGTCTGCCGGGTCCTGCCGCGACGCTGGGTCGGGCCCGCCGCCATTAGTAGGGCTTCCCGTCCAGATCTACTCGCTCCGGCTCGGCACCTTCGTCCTGTACCGGTACACCGGCCTCCTCGCCCAGCAGCTGCGCCACCGCCTGCACCAGCAGCCCCACATGCATGGCCAGCTCGGCGATCTGCTTGCCCTGCTGCTCGATGATCCCGACCAGCCGGTCGATGCGGCTGTCGATGCTGCCCTCAATCAGCCCCGCCAGGGCAGCGACAGCAGCAGCGCGCGCAACCTCTTCAATCCGTGCAGCGTCCATCACCAACCCTCGTCGTTCGCAGCACCAGGCCACGGCGTATCCACCACTCGACCCGCTCCCAGTCCGGCTCCAATCCCGTCGCCCGGGCAGTCCACACCACGGCAGCCAGATACCACCGCAGCCACCAGCGCAGGCGGACCGATGCAGTCACTGTCGCATACATCAGAACTCCTCCACTTCCCAGCCACCGCCATCGCGCTTACGCCGCACCTTCACCGCAATGAAACGGAATGGGTACATGGCCGCGGCAATCTTGATCTTGACCCTGGCATCGTCCTGCCAGTGCCCCTTCACCTCGTGGCACTCCATGACGCCATCGGCTGCCATGACCGCAAAGTCCGGGGTGTAGAACGTGTTATCGGCCAGGCGTAGCTTCATGCCCTCGAACCGGTGCCACTGGATCTCGCCAGCCGCTTCCAGCGCGCGCAGCCGCTCGGCATACGCGGCCTCGGTCTTGTTCATCTCGCCGGTCTTCAGCCGACCCAACGCGAGCACTCGGCGGTTCATTGCGTCACCAGTTGCCGGTCAGCCGCGATCACTGCTTGGCTGGCGCGGACGTGGTCGTCGGCGTCCCGGCCGATTTGAACAGCAGCTCCCGCAACCTCTGCTCGTAGTTCGGCGTGCGCATCACGTTCGATGGCGCCGGCAACGGCTTGGGACAGGAGACTGGTGCTGCAGGTGGCGAGGTCGTCGCGCAGCTGGAGACGCCCAGCGCGCAGGTCAGCCACAACAGCAGCAGGGACGGTCGCGGCCGCAGTGCGGTCTTCCTCATGCTTAGCTCCAATGTCGGCCAGCTGCAGAGCCTTGCTCTGCTCGATGGCACGGGTCTGGTTCACTTGGTCGGCGACTGCCGATGCACCGGCGTCGCGCAGGGTGGCGTCGCTGGCCTCGGCCCGGTCGCCACGCCAGGCCCAGCCAGCACCAAACATTGCGCCTGACCACAGGACGAAGGCAGCGACCGCGATGGTGATCCGGTTCATTCGGATCCTCCTGCCCTGATGGTGTCGCTGTCCGGATCAAACGGCGGCGGCTCCAAGCCGGCCGCGCGCATCAACCCTTCCAGCCGGTAGATGTGGCGGATCAGGCGCAGTTCCCTGGCCTCCATGCGGCCAACCCGTTCGCCCAGCCGGGTCACTTCCTCGCGCATCAACTGGATCACGTTGACCTCGGCCCCTTCCCTGGCTGTCTCTACGAATTGCTTGCGCCACCACAGCGCTACACCGCCGGCGCCAACCATCAGACCGCCAACTGCCGTGCCAATGGCCTGCCAGTCCACGTCGACCCCGATCATGGCGCCACCGTCCCGCCGGCCTTGCGGTACACCGCCAGCAGGTCGGCCAGCTTGTGTTCGTGCTGGCCGTAGCCCGCGCCGGGCAGGCTCGCCCAGGTCTTGCGGACGGCCTTGATGGCTTCCTCGATCTTCCCCGCCTGGATCAGCGGCAGCGCGCGGCGCTCCCGGATCTGCTGCAACGCGATCAGGTCCTGGCTAAGCGGCGAGAAATCCTTCAGGCCGAGCGTCTTCTTGTAGGCGTCGTAATAGCGGCGCAGCAGCTGGTAGCGGCCTGCCGCAGTGGACTGGATCTTGAGCTTTGGAAGGTCCACCAGCACGCGCGGATGGTCGGCGTAGCTCTTGAACAACTGCCCGCCAACGATCACGTCATAGCCGTGGTCCGTGGTCGCCTGCTTGCCGTTGTCCGTACCTTCGGACCAGGCCAGCATGTCGAGGAAGGCGACGGCGTTCACACCGCCAGCCTGTTGTGGGGTGATCTGCGCCATAGCGTCTCCGCAAAAGCAAAAGCCCCGGCTGAGCCAGGGCTTTTGAGTAACTACTTACCGCTCGAGGAGCGGTTTGGTTTAAGCGACCTGCTTGCAGGCAACTGGTACAAATTCCAACTTGACCTGGTCTCCGTCCGCCTCTACCAGCAGCTCCATGCCGCTATCGACACCATGGACAACGTGATAGGTGAAGCAACAAGAACGGAAGCTGTTGAAGCCCGTGAACTGAGTAAAGTGGCCAAGGGGAAGATTCGTTCTCCATCCACCTTTCAATTCCATCTCACTCCAAGTGAGCGCGTCCATCCAAGCAAATCTTCTGTTCATAGGCACCTATCGCTAATTTGGCGCCATCCGTTTGCGCAGAGGGATTTATCTCATCGTGGCGCAATTAGACCTCTTGCAGGTGGCACCTGTCAAGATGTATCGCGCGCGCGTTAGGCAGCCAAAGCTATGCCTGCCAGCATCCCGTGAACCCGATCCTCCCCGCGCCGCACCAACTCCAAATACGCCTTTACGTGCATCATCGACTCCCCTGCGTTTGCCAGCAGCAGTTGCGCCGTCTCGTACCGCTCGTTCTTCACCCTACCCCTTCCGCAGAACCGCGCACGTAGAACGCAGGCCATTGCCATACTGTCTCGCGCAATGACGGTCACCAGATCCTCGACTCGTTGGGCACGGGCATCGACGGCCATCGGCCTGAATCCCTGCACCCTGCCCGGCAGGTCGCCCCTGTAGTCGATCAGCGCTTGCAGAACGTTGCGCGATTGATGGCCCAAGTAGTCGCAGTCCCGGTGCAGCGCGAACTGTACTCCCCAATACTCCAACTCCGCCCGAACGTAAGCGCCGAAGGTGTCAACCTGCATGACATTGCTCCCAGCTGGCCGTGAGGTGCTGCACCTGGCCTCCACGTGCCTTGAACTCCTCCACCGTCTCGGCCGGGCCATCGGCGCGCACACGTGCCTTGACTCGCTTGGGCCGGGACACCGTGTTGTGGTCCATCCGCCGCTCCCGCGGCGCTCGCTGGGGGTTGATCCTCGGCGCCATGGCCTTCGTCTTCTTCATCCTGTCGCCCTCAGTTCGTTGATGTAGGTCTGATTTGCAATCAGCTCGTCGTCGGAGCCGTACGTCTCGTGGAAGATCCGCGAGCCATCCATCAGGCTCGGGCCGTAGATCTGGCGCATCGTCGCGAAGGTGTTCCCCTCCATCGGATGCCGCATGTGGTGCCACTTGCAGAGGCCGTAGCCGTCCATGTGGCCGCGCCGCACGTTCCCGCTCTTGGCGTGGTTGTAGTCGCAGCCGTAGACCACCAGCTCCGGCTCCAGCAGCTGCTGCTCCAGCAGTGCCAGGCAGGCCATGCACGGGCCGGTCTTGGCCAACTCGATCCGGGCGCCCTCTTCTTTCGTCGGCGGCGGTGCCTTAGACCACATCAGCTCTCACCGAAGCCGAGGTCAGCTGCAGCGCGTGCCATGGCGGCACGGGCGGATTCACGATCGCGCACCGGCCGCACGCCGTGCTTCTCCTGCTCGATCGCCAACACCGGCTGCGGGACCGGCTTGCCCTCCACGACGTACTCAACAGCGCGCGTGTAGGCCTCCTCCAGCATTCGGCGCTGCTGCGATCCGTGGTCAGCGGTGGCGTACAGATGCAGGTCCAGCAGGGATCGCACCAGAACGGTGAAGCCGCTCTGCGGCCGACCTGGCAGCATCTCCCGCTCCACCGCCGCCATGACCGGAATGTCCAGGCACATCGTCAGAAACCTCGGCGGATTCGGCGGCCACTCCCGGCCCTCGGTCAGGCAGCAGGCCATGCCACGCGCATGCTGTGCCCGGCTGCGGCCCTTCAGCACCTGGAACCACGTACCGGCCGCGATGGTCAGACTGCCGTCCTTCTTGAACGGCGCCGCGCCGTTCTCCCGCTCCCACTTGCCCGGAAACATGGCCGTCATCTGCTTCCAGAACTCCCACAGGTAGGCCGACTGCTGCTCGCTCAGCGGTTCAGCCGACGACGGCAAACTCGGCGTCAACGACGTTGCCTGGTACGAACTCAGCGCCGCCACCGTGGCCACCGCCTCGGCGTTGAGCGTAGAACTGCTGCTCGAGCTGCTCGGTACGGTCGGCAGAACCGTGTTGAGGGCTTGCATGGGTTGCTCCTACGGATTTCTTGGCGACAGGGATTACGGGCAGCGCCAAGCCCGCGGCCATCGTCTGCTTCAGGGATTCGTTGGGGTTGTGGCCGTCGGCGATCAGGTCCAGCAACTCCTGGCGGAGATGCAGCCAGCCCTGGACGGACAGAACCCGCCGGATCGCCGCGCGGTGCCGAACAAACCGGGCCAACGTCTCCCGATCGATGACCGCAGGGATCACGCCGAACCCGGACAGCTCCACATCGACCTGCTCAGCGGTCAGCGCCAGCGGATCAGCCTCGGGCTCACACTCGCTGTGTGAGGGTTGCTCTTGGTTGCTTTGGGTTGCTTTAGGTTCGGGTGCAACAGCTGTTGCACCCTTTTCGACGCGTGGTTGCACCCTTTCCTGCGTCGTTTTGCGCCCTTTCCCGCTCTGTTTTGCACCCTTCGCAAAGGGTGCAGAATTTGCACCCTTTGAATCTTCGGGCTGTTTTCCGGCATCATCATCAGCCGCGAGGTCGCCACCTGCGATCCAGTACTGGCTGATCCGGTACTCTCGCGGGCGGCCGCCAGACTTATAGCCTTTCATGCGCCCACCGCCCTCGCTGACGACCTCCAACCAGCCGATGCGCTCCATCTTCCGGAGCTGATACTGCACCGAACGCTCCGACTGCCTAGACTTCAGGGCCAGCGTGGCGACCGACGGGAAGATACGCGTGCCGTCGTCGTGAGCGTTGTCGGCAAGGGCCAGAGCCAGCAGCAGTTCGCCGCCGCCACCTGGATAGCGTTCGAACACCATTCCTGTCATTCGTGCAGCCACGTCAGATCCCCAGCGTCAGGTTCTGACCCGGAGCCACAGGCCACCAAGTGCAGGAAGGTTTACCGGTGGTGGCGCATGGAGCGGTCGGCCCACGCCAAATGCGTCCCTCTCGGGCCAACTCAGGCAGACGGCGCCCCAGCATGTGGCGGTCAAGGCCAGTGAGCATCGACAGATGCAGGCTGCTCTGGCCTGGATGGCGGATCACCGCCGCCTCGGTCTTGGTGTGCTGGACGCGCAGCGCGCCGCTGGCGAGGAGGTCTGCAGCAGCAGATTGGCTGCTTTGCGGATCGGTGGGGCGGGCTGGAATGTTCATGGGTGCACCTCGCTGAAGATGCGTCCAATGGTCATTGCATACATCTCCAGCGTTGTAGGCCAACTCAAGGGAATTAGTGGGCAGTTAGCCATTTCGCGCCCTCCCCTTTGCTGCAGCGCGCGACACGTTGCGGATCAGCCGGTGTGCCATCGTGATCAGCGAGTTCGCTTCTTCCACCATCAGGCGGGCTTCATCGCTGTCGATCTGGCGATCGGCCATCGCATCCACCGCGGTGCCCGACAGGCGCCCTACCCGCGTGGTGATCTCCAGCAACTTCGTCTGGATGGCGCCAATCTCGTCCGCCCATCCACCCTCCGGCGGCGGCGGAACCGTGGCAACGGCCATGCCGAACTGGCCTGCCAGCGCCTGCATCCAGTCCAGGGCGTATTCGCTGCCGCCGGCCTTCTCCTGCATCCACTCGGTCAGCAGTTCGGCAATTTCCAGCGTGACCGATTCACCCTCCAGCCCCCGCAGCTTCGCGCGCAGCGTTTCCGGGTGCATGGATCTGCCGCGCCGGTCGGCCAGGAAAGCGGCGGCGTCCACCACACCGCCGGGCGTCTTGCGCACGGAGTTGTAGAGAACATCGAGCCAGTTGAGTGCGGATGTACGGCAGGTCATGGGTCACCTTGGCGGAGGCTGCGTTTCAAGGTTTCGGGCTGGGCCCGGGTGGCGCACGATGGGCGCCATGGAGGTCAACTATTCAGGGACGACAGCCGGGAGCCACTTGCTCGAAAAGCGCGGGTCGCAGACTGCGGGCGGCAGCCAGTCCAGCATTGAAGATCAGTGCGATATCCTCGCCAGCGAGATCGTGCTGCACCGCGTATTCGCGGATGCGCGACAGGTGGTGCTCCCGCACCTGCTCGGGGGTCTGATCAGACATTGGGGTTCTCCATGGAGACGGAACGAATCGAAGCCCGCGGCGCGGACGGCCGCAGGGTGTGGGTCATCAAGCACTTCACCCGAATCGACGCCTCGGACTTGGACGGGCCAAGCTGGGTCGAAGGGATGGCAAGGCACACGCTCGGAGACGGCAGTGCCGTCAATGCCGACGCAGACGGATTTGAAGTGGTTGCGACGGGCGAGCGCCTGGTTCGGCTGTAGCCCATCACGCCACCTCAATCGAGGCGATGCGGTCTGCATCGGGGTCTTCGTTCGCCGGCTGCGCCGGCTCCTGCTGCTCGGGGTGCCCAAGCAGCTTCATCACCTGCGGCAGCGCCGGGACCATGTCTTCATCTGCCCAGCCCTCTACCTGCTCCACCGGCAGCTTCAGAAGCTTGGCCAGTTGCTTGTCGGTGCTCAGGCCCAGCTTCTCGCGCAGCGCGCGCTTGCTCATGCGGGTGTCGAACAGGGCAGTCACGTGAGTGAGGGGAGATTCCCCGAACTGGTCGGGCTTCATGTCAGCCAGCTTGAAAGCCGCGTCGGCACGTGGAGATCGGGTGCGCCCAGCCCGGATCTCGCGAACTGCGTTGGGAGTGACACCCATACCGGAAGCCAACTGTTCAACAGTTGCGCCGGCGCTCAACAGCACTTCGATGTGGGATTTCCAGTCCATGGATAAGGAACTTACAGGATTCTGTAGATTCGATCAACAGCATTCTGTTACAGACTTCTGTGAGCATTCCGGTATGGAAACCATTGGCGATCGAGTAAAGAAGGCCCGGGCGGATGCCCGCATGAGCAGGTCCGAGCTGGCCGTGGCGACCGGCATTGGCTACAGCACCATTGCTGAGCTCGAACGGGGCGGAATGCAGACGAGCACAAAGCTCCGCGTCATTGCGTCCGCCCTGGGCGTTTCCCTAACGTGGCTAGAAACCGGCAAGGGCATGCAACAAGGCATAGCAGAGCCCCAGGCCGAGTACGTCGCGGCGTCTGAGATTCCCGCCGGCTATGTTCGCTTCCGCATGATGGATGCGCAGGCTGCCGGGGGTGTGGGCGTGGTAAACCAGGACTATCCGGCAGTGCTGCGAGAGGTCGATATCGCCGAATGGCAGGTGCGTAGCCAGATCGGGTTCATCCCCGAAGAGGGGCGCGTGCAGCTGATTACCGTTCGCGGGGACTCCATGCACCCTGATGTGAAGAACGGGGACGTGGTCATGGTCGACACGGCGCGCGGCTTCTTCGACGGCGACGGGGTGTACTTGATCAACCTCAACGGCTACACCATGGTCAAGCGCCTGCAGATGCTGCCTAACGGTCTGCATATCGTCAGTACGAATCCCAAGTACCAGAACGCCGTTCTGCCACCAGATGAGATCGACACCTTGCACGTAGCCGGCCGGATCGTTGGCGCTGCTCTGATGCGCCGGGGCGAGGATATCTAGCGACAGGCAGCGCAAGACAGTGACCAAAAGGCCCCGCGACGACGGGGCCTTTTTCGTTCTGCAGCCCCGAAAGTGCATACGCACGGATTCATACAGAATCCTGTTGACTGAAATCTACAGAATCCTGTAGTTTTATCTCCAAGCCGCCCAGACAGCCCCATCCCGGGGCCGGGCGCAGGAGATCACGCATGGCCACCCTTTCCCTGGGCTGCCGATCGGCAGAGATGAAAGTCACCGCTGACCATGTCAGCGAACGCGTCATCGCAGACATGGGCGCTGCCCGCCTGCACCTCACCGCCGACGAAGCGGAGCAGCACGCACACCAACTGCAGGCAGCAGCCAAGCAGCTGCGCGCCGCGCTCCAGGGCGCAGCCGCATGAGCGCTGCCCTCGCCCACCACTCCAACGCCCAGCGCGCCGCAGCCGCCGCCGGCATCGTCGCCCGCGCCGGGCGCCGATGGGGCCTCCTCCCCAACCAGGTCATCGCCGCCGCCGGCTTCGCCGCCAATGCCGTCCTGCGGCACGGCCAGAGCGCTGCAGGTGCCGTCGCCGCCGCTCGCCGCGCAGCGCGCGCGCAGGCAGGTGCTGCATGAGCGCACCTACCATCCCGAGCTTCGCCATCATCGAAGTTCCCGGCTGCGGCATGCGCCTGCGTGCCATGAAAGATGAAGGCGGCTGGAGCGTCTCCGGCTGGCGCCGCACCCACGGCGCAAAGGCCATGGTCATGTTTGCGGCTGCAGATACCGCACCGACCTTCAGCGAGACCGCTGGCCAGCACCACGTTATTGCCGGCCGCACCTATATCGCCGTCCCGCCTGCAAGCCGGAAGAAGCTGCAGGCGTTCATTGCCTCCGTCGAGGGTGCAAGCGCCCAAGGCGGTGCTGCATGAACGCTCTGGCCACCACCACGGTGAGGAAGAACCTTCTGGAACGAGAGGGCTACACGCCTTACTGCGGCGAAGCGCTGATGTGCACGGCAGGCCTTCCACGAACCACCTGGGACGGCACGCAGTTCCGCTGCCGCTGTGGCTGGCGGTCGGAGTTTCCCGCCGACTTCATCGCTGCATACAAGGCCAAGTGGGGCATCCCCAGTGAAGCCTCGACCCAACCGGACTTCTTCGCCGCCATGGCCGTCGGCATCCCGCCCATCACCCCGCCCGTCAGCCCGGCGCCCGCGCCGGCCGAGCCCACCAGCGAACAGGAGACCGAGTAATGCGCCACCTGGCCCTGCCCTTCTTCTGCGTGGTGTTCCTCGGGGTCGCCCTCGGCGAAGCATTCGCCAACGGCGTCAGCTCGCGGTTCGGCGCCGCCTTCCTGGTCGCAGCAATCCTGTGGGCCGTCATCGCCTACATCGAGATTCGCGCAGCCTGGCCCCCTTTCGCCGCGGCAATGCAACGCCGCCGCGATGAGCTTCAGCGAGCGCCGCTCCCCGCTGACGACACCCACTGAGCAACCGCCACTTCGCGTGCCGGCATCCCCCGTTCCGCATTGATCGTGAGCCAGGAGGCGCTACGTGTCAGTTAAAGATCTTCCCATCTTCGTTGATTCCGCCAACGTGCTGCAGCGCATGTCGCGCCGTCTCCAACGCCAAGTCCCTTCCCTGGGGGCCTCCGTTCAAGATTTTGATGAACCGGCGATCACTAACGTTTCCGTCGCTGTCGATCGCCTCTACGACAGCATCGAAGTTCCCGGGATCGTGAGCACGCTCATGTGCAGTGGCTCTCAACTGGAAGCCAACTCGTTCAGCACCGCCAAGCAAAGCCTTTGCCTTTGCGAGCCCAGCCTCGCGCGCCTGCTCCAAGCTCGCAATCGGGCCGAAGCCATGACCGAGGAAGACTGTCCCCGCATCGGCGTGATCGGAAACCATCACATGAACGGACCAGCCAGCTTGCCCTCGATGAAGTTGGACAGTGGCGACTTTTCCATCCGCTTCCAGCGCAAACACATCCCGACCCTGCTCTCCGGGTGCATTCATTCTTATCGGCCTCCATTCGCTTCGGTCGCCCGACTCTATCACCCCACCCAGATCAACTGCGCATCTGGCGGCCTTGAGGGCTCGTCTCATGGCTGACGGCTCCCGCGCTTTCAACTTCCCCATTCCGCAGCGCTCCCGCCTGCGCCCCGGCGAGATCGTTGTGGACCTGTTCGCCGGCGGTGGCGGGGCATCGGAAGGACTCAAGCAGGCCCTAGGAATCGATCCCGCCCTGGCCTACAACCACGACGAGCTGGCCATCGGCATGCACGC